AGATACTGATCGGTCTCGTGGGCTCGGAGATGTGTATAAGAGACAGCTACTGACCCTTATTTAACGTTTCCCAACGCACTTTTAACATTTGCAAACACTTTGTGGCACGCTTTTTGCTATGGGTCGCCCTTACCGTTTTTTAACATTTGGCGGCACACTTTGGCACGGTTTTTGTTATGCGTGTGCGCCCGTGAAATTGTTTCACGTGGAACAACGCCACACCGCAACACGAAATAAAATGTTTCACGTGGAACACATTGTTAAACAAAGTTAAAAGAATAATTTAACACAAAATAACACTCTAACCGCTTGCAAGTTCAAAACAAATGCTTACCTTTGCAACAAGTTAAACAATTAAATACATTGAGTTATGACAAACGAAAGATTTGCATTAAATGCGAAAGTATTAAATCAGTTACAAGAAACTTTGCTTACAAGCAAAAAACACGTTGAGTTTTTGGCGGCAAATGCGCCCGAAATTCGTACCAACTTACAAAGCATTGCCGAAACATTGGAAACGGTTGTTAGCGTGTTGGAAAATCAAATATATTTCAATCGTGATAACGCCGCAATCGTTGAAAAGTTAAACGGCAAATTTGAGTTAGAAAAGGCTTGCAAAAATCAAGCATACGACTTTATACTAACTGAAAGGCTGCTAAACCGTTTCAAACTCTTTTGTTCGTGTTATCCCGTAAGCACATACGACAAAAAAACGGGTTGTGATATTATCAGCAAGTAAGGCACAAAGAAAAGGCGGTAACAATCAAGTTGCCGCCTTTCTTTTTGTCCTGCCTTGCAGTTACTCGATATAAACACCGTCAGACAAAGCCGCATATATCATTTCTTGTTCCTCTGTCAGCATTTCGGCGGTGTGGATAGGTGTTACATCATCGAACACGTTAAACCCTCTGAAATCGCCTAAAATGCCCGTTTGTCTGTCATTGTTTCGCCCGTTGCTTGCGCTCTCGTACCACTTGCAGTAAATGTAAGGTTCTAAGCCGTAATATAACATTTCGTTCCAATCATTTCCGCCCACGGTTTTAACTTGGGTACTTGGCGAAAGGTGTATTATTTCGCTGCTCGGTTCGGTTTCCTCGACTTGAAATACAACGCCATTGCAGGACAAAAGCGCAACCCCGTTGCCCGTTATCACGTTAATAACGTACTGCAAAGCTATCGTTTTGCCTGCGTAATCGTTATTGAGGTTTACAAACCCTGCAAACGGCAAAAAGATTTGTATTTCGCTTTCGTAGTCGGTGTTGTCCTCATTGTGCGCTGGTACTACCGCCGTGCCGAAATCAAGCGTTATTTTGTCTTGCGCTGGCTGGTGGCAAGATACGCCCGTGTTGTAGTTGCCGCATCGTATTACATCGGTGCTGCTTGCGCCTATGTTGGTGTAAACACGGCGTATTTTGTTCACGTATGCGCCCAAATCTATGTTTTCGTATATGGGTGCGCCCGTGCTTGGGTCTGTTCCCGTTTCCTTGAAAAACCGTTTGCCGCTAAACTCTGCCAACTCATCAAGCGTTACCAAATACACGTTTATAGCCCCGTACTGCTCGCCCACAACGGTAACGGGGTACGCACTGCCAATAACTGCAAAATCGCTCCAATCAGTGTTTATTTGTATGCTTCCCGTTGCCGTCTTTTTATCGCTTGAAATCGTAAGGTCTTGCGTTTGAGGGTAGCCGCTTGCGTTCATGTAATAGAATTGCGGTGTACTTTGTTCGGTGTCAAATTCTGTACCATCGTTTGCCGTTAATGTAACATTTACCGTTTCCCCGTCTTTCACATATTGCGGCAAGTCCTCGTTAGCGGTGCAATTTGATAGGTCTGTAGAAATTTCTACCACATCATCGTAACTGCCCGTAAGCGTTACGGGCTTTGTCGGGTCTATGTCGGTAACGGTTAGCGTTGCTTGTTGGCTGTATTCCAAATCCTGCACCACAAACGGCGTTTCGGTCGCTGTTCCTGCCTTGTTCGTGTAACTCGCTTTGAGGTCGAAGAAACGCACTTTGTTCGGGCTGTATTGCCCCGTAACGGTGAAAGTTGCCGTTTCCCCGTCAAACGTATGTTGTTCGGTTACGCCGCTGCCCGTTATGTTGTTCGTAACATTAAGTTCGGGTGTTCCCTCGCTGGCTGTTGTACCCGTAAGCGTGAAACTCTTGCCCGTGTCTGCATCGTCATACTCCCAACTTGCCGTTTTACCGTCTGACGAAATTGTCAAGTCCTTTGTATCGGGGTAACCGTAACTGACCGTAAACTCCACTTGCGCCGCCGTTATCTTGTAACCCTCGTTTGCCGTTACTTGTATGCTCGCATCATAATAACCGCTGCCTTTTGTTCCCGTTGCGGTCGTGTTCGGTATGTTGTTTATAACTTCCAAATCGTTTTTGCTTCGGGTGTTTCCCGTGATAGTTATTTCCGTGTCCGCATTGGTGTCGGACAACTCACCAAACGCCCAAACCTTTTTGCCGTTCATATCCAAAACAACGCTTTTCGGCGTTCCGCTGGTGTCGGTGTAAGCGGCTGTAATATCGCCTACAAACAAATAACCGTCATTCGTTCTTATGTTTATATCCCAATAACCGCCCCTTGCGTTCCACTGGCTGTTATCATCGTGTGCGTTAGGTATATTTACAATTACTGCCATATCCTTTTAATTTTCAGTTCCTTTTAATGTTACCATAATAATACCGCCCGTTTCATTGAGTAAGCCCGTATTTGCAAACGGCACTTTCTCGAAATTCGGGGTGCGCTTGTACACCGTTTCACGGTTGGAAATATACGGGTCGGGGTTGTCGCTTTCAGTTACTCGCCCCGTTGCCGCCAAAATTTCGCTTTCGTAGGTTTTAAGCACGTCCACACGCAAACTTAACTCGTAGGCGTTGTTTCCCTCAAAACTTACCCTATCCACGAAATAATAACGCCCCAAATCGGGAATATAACAATAATTGAAAGTCGGTCGGGGTTGCTTTCGTAGTGTTACGGTCGGGCGCAACACATCGAAAGTTTGCCGCAAATCGCCCTCAATCGCCGTAAACTCGCCCAACTGCTTGTTTACCGTGTTCGGGTGTCCGTTGTATGAATAAAAGTTTATCGTTGTCATATCGGAAAGAAAAAAGGCGGTGCGGTGCGCTTTCACCTGCACCCACACCGCCCAAAGTTAAACAATCTAATACCTATTGAGTTACTCAATAAAGAATACTACAAAGTTTTCGTTTGTGTCGTTGAAATATCCAGCGTCAAACTTGTAATAGTTGTTGAAAAACTCGGCTTTCGCATTGTAGTTGGTTGTTACCCGTCTGTCAAGATTGCAAACGCCCAACGCATCACGGTCGAACATTACGCCCAACACGCCCGAAATTTCAACGGCTTTGCCTCCGCTTTCCTTGATATTAATGTTTCCCGTGCTGGTAAACTCGTAGTTCTGTCCGCTGCCCTGCCAAAAAGGTACGGTTTCGGCTTGCGGCAAAAGCACATCGCCACGGTTAAACGTGTCGGAATAAAGATAGGTTTGCGCTGCCTTTGCGAAGTCGGACAAAAGTACAACGTGCAACATATCTTTCGGCGTAAATCTTTCCTTGCCGCCAACATTGAACACGGTCGAAATGCTTTGCAGGCGGTCGGCATACGTACCCATAACATAAGACGCAAAGCGGATAAAGTCGGGGTCGGTTATCGCCTTTGCAGCGGTTAATTTCGTGGTTGCACCCGTCTTGTCATTGTACAACTTCAAAAGGTTTACACAACGTGCCGTGCTTGCGCTGGAAAGGTCTGCCCCTGCCATATCACCCGCCGCCGTTGCTCCAAACGCTTGCGCATCAGCCAACACGGTTTCCGCAATCATGTTGTTAATAGTGCGCATTATCAAAGCGTCTGCCTTGATAGTCATTGACTTTTCAACGGCTGCATAAATCATCGAAATAAAGCCGTTGAGTTGTGCGGCGTTGCTGAAACTTTCCTTAACCTGCCTTTCGGTGATTGATACGGGCACTTCAAAAGTAACCTTTGAGTTGAAAAACTTTGCGGTAACGGTCGGTTTGTGGAACACATCTTGGTCGTAGCTTGTGCCGTCTGTCAAGTTCCAGCTATCGTTTTCCTCGGCTTCTGGAACATCGGCACTTATTTTCTCCAGCACGCTGCCGAACTCCCACGCATCCATAAGCACAGACGGCACTTTGCCCGCATAAGGTCGGTTTACGAAAATCACCTTGCCGATATGGTTTACAAGTGATTTTACGTAATTATCCACGGCATTTTGATTGAACACTTCTTCGCCCAAATCCACAATGCCCGTCAAATCCTCGGTTACAATGTCAGTCTTGCCCAACACTTCACCCGATACGCTGTTAATCAGTTCATAAATTTGCTTTACTTCCATATTGCTAAAATTAAATTAGTTATTCGTAAATACTCGTTGTTATCTCTCTTACAAGTGCAAAGATAATGTTTTTTCTCCAATTATCACGCCTTAACTGCAATTCTTTTGCAATTTCGGTCGAAATTGATTTGCTTGCGCCCGTTCCTTTGCTGGTTTCGGTTGTTTGGCGTTCCTCTGTGCGGTTTCTCTCATCGTTTGCGGTCTTTCGGTCGCTGTCTGAAAAATCGGTGTCATTGAACGCCTTGTTTGCGCCCGTTTCGGTGTTGTCCGTGCTTTCCTGCAAAGTTACGGTTTCCGTCCGTTCAACTTGCCCAGTTACGGGTGTCAGTACATCGTAATCGGCTAACATCGCCGCCGCCTCACGTTCCCAACCTTGCACGTTTACCGCAATCACCGCCGAAACAACATCGCTTGCGTTGTCCGCATTGATAGAGTTCACAACGGTTTTGCCGCCAAATTGCAGTAAGGCGTAAGCGTCTAACTTGGTCGGGTCGGTATCGCCGAAAATTGCGGCGTACTCGGTCGGATATTCGGTCTTGAAAACCGCCCTGAATATCCCGTTACCCTTTGTAAATAGTTCGCTGTATTTCATTGTTTATCGTTGTTTTCTTCGTTTTCTTCTGTTTCTTCTGTTTCCTCTGTTTCGGTATCGTTACCGTCCGTTTCCGTTTCCGTTTCTTTCGTTTCTTCTGTTTCCTCTGTTTCCGTGTCGTTTCCGTCTGTTTCGGTGTCGTTTCCGTCTGTTTCGGTGTCGTTTCCGTCTGTTTCGGTTGTTTCCTCTGTCGGGTCGGGTTCTTCTGTCGGGTCGGGGTTTTCCTTTGCCGTTTCCAAATCAGCCGCCAAAGCGTTGTAATTTTCCCTTTCAAGTCCCCAACTGCTTGCAAGACGTACCGAAATTTCGGTGTCAAACATCGCATTAATTTTCTCAACTGCATTTTGTCTTTCTTTTAGCATATTATCCACATACGGCAAAAGTACGTCCACATTCATAGATACCTCGCCCAAATTAAGGCGTTCACGCTTCATATTATAATTTGCGTTTAACCCCAGTTCGTTGTACATACTCGCTTTGTAGTATTGTATCAGTTCAATAAGTTGTGTAATATACACGCTGTTTGTGGTCGGGGCTGTCTGCATATTTACGCCCTTGAAAAATGCGTTTTCCCCGATAATTGAAAACTCGCCGTCTTGTATCTTGCGCAAAAACTCATCGGCACTTTGTTTCGTCTTGTCATCGCTGGCACTTATCAGCATCGTAATACGGGTTAAAATGCTGGCGGTGTTCAACGAAATAAGCCCGTCAGTATGTAAGACGGCATAACGCCCGATAAGCGGCAAAAGGCTTTCGCCGTTGCTGTCATTTTCAATCAAAACCCCGTCTTTCTGTATATCGTAGGTTTTGTTTAACTTTATTGCAGGGTTCGCCACGGTGTAAAGCGTTGCCCGTCCGTAAACATCGGGTTCGCCGCCTTTGCCGCCCGAAAGCGCATACAAAACCCCATCCACGCTGGTAACAAAGGCGTTGCCCGTGGTCTGCAAAAGCCGCTCCAGTTCCTTTTGCGGTATGCTGTCGGGCAAACCCTCATACTCAAACATACTTTGAGTTTTCGCCAACGTGTTCGCAATAAATTCGGTTACGGCGGTGTCTTTGTCCCTTACTTGCGCTTGGTACAACTTGTAAATGTTATCTTTCCTTTTCATCTGTCAAAACTTTAATAAGCGTTGTTAATTCGGCTAACACTTTCGTGTTTTCCGCAATCGTATCTTTTAGGTGTTCCGTTTCTTCTTGGTGCGCCTGCCTTTGTTTCACCATATACCAAAACAAAGCCCCACACATCACAATCGGAAAACCCAAACTTGAAATGATTTTAATAATAGTATCTGCGTCCATATCAATAAATTTTTAGTTCCTATTGCAAAGGTAGTTATTTATTTCGTAAAACGTGCGGTTCGGCACGAAATTTGCACCAAACCGCCGTTATTTTCATTTAAGCGAAACTATGTTTGTCTTTGCACTTGTAATTAAATAATTTCGTACTATCTCGCCTATTTCGTTATCTTGGTAGAAAACTTTGTCTATTGCGAAAAACCGTGCAACTTGTTGTTCCACATAACTTGCCGTGCTTAACAACTTGCGTTTGTAGTTCGGTTTGCCGTTCATTTCCAGCGAATAAATAAGGCTGTTTTCCTCATCTTTTATCGGGGTTGTCTTTGCGTGTATGTACGTGAAACATTCGTTGCCTACTTGTATAATGTTCCCTTGTAACACTACATCGTTAAACTTGATATAGTACACAAACAACACATCTTGCGGCTTGTACTTGCACGGCAAATGCGGATATACTGCAAGTTCCCACTTACCGCCCGTAATCATCTGCAAGTTTTGGTTATCGAAACAAAAATACTTGTTGCTGGCTTTGTGCTGTACTATCGTGCTGCAATACTCCACCGCCACGATTGCGCCGTGTTCGCCAAAGCGGTATATATCTATTGTTCCCTGCTCCATAAACGGCACTTGCTTCAATCCCATTTCGGTAAAGTACGGGCAAAACTTGTTTACGGTGTTCCCCAGCATAAACACTTTAACATCGTTGCGCTGGCGTATTATCGTGCTTAAAAGGTTCATAAACAACATAAACTCATCGGGCAAATAATACCGCCGTGTCAGAAACTCGTCAAACACTATCGTTGTAACATTCGGGTAACTGCTGCTTTTTTCGTGTTCCTGCTCTGAAAGGCAAAACCCGTAACAAAACGGGGTCGGGTCGGGTGCCCGCTTGTTTTTCTCTGCATCGTAGTACGACAAAAACCATTTGTTCGACATATAGAACACTTCGTTAAATTTGCCCTCTGTCAGTTCCTCAATAAGCCCGTTAGCCACGTGATTTGCAAACAGACTTTCGGCACGTTTACCCCTCAAATCCTCACGCCAACGGCGTATATATGCCATTTGCTTGCCCGTCTTGATATAGTTTTCCAAACCATATTTTAAGGCTGCATAAGTCTTGCCGTTTGACCGTTCGCCAAATATAACATTATAATCGGCGTTCTTGCTTAAAATCGCTTTCAAGTCGTAAAATTTCGGCTTGTCTGTCTTTGTCTTTCTTGCTGTCATACTCTTATTATTTTAGTCCTTAAATTTGATACCTCGCAAATAGTTTATGTACATAACCGAAAGGGAAAGGCTGTAACCTGTCGGCTCTAAATGTACGCCCGTGCGTTCGTTGTAGTGCGCCGTGCTGCCTTTGTAGTCGGTTATTTCGCCTTGTATCTCGTAGTCTATATACGTGTGTATGTTCTTGCCCGTTGCTTGCGGCGGTATATCCAGATAATTAGTGAAAGCGTCAAAGATACCGTTTTCCCCGTACTTTTCAATAAGGTAGGGAATTGCGGCTTTTTTGTTCACGCCCGAAACGGTTAAACTGAAATCGTAAGCCCGTCCGTTTGCTTTTAGTGCGTTCGGTTCTTGCACCATGTATCTTTTAGCCCCCAAAGTCTTAAACCTTGTATATGTACCCTCGAAATCCCAAACGCCCAAAGTCTTTGTTATGCCTTTTATCGTTTGCGGCTCGCAAAGGGAAAACGGCAAACCGTGGTACTTACACGCCGCCCGTAACTTCATTTGTACCTGCATATTATAAGCCTTGAAATATGCTTCGTGCGCCTTGCCGTTCATTATCTTAATGCTGTCGGTGTCGCTGTATATGTAATCGTCTTTTGCTTCGTGTATGCCCGTAAAAAGGTTGCGCCGTGCGTATGCGGTTACGAAAATACCCCACGGGTAAAACAAGAAACGGTTTTTGCTGGTGTTGTACTTGTACAAAAGTTCTTGTTTTTGTTCGGCTGTCATTGAGTTAATATCCCATTCGCCGTTATATGTAAACTCATCACGCAAAGGGTTGGTAACACTCATACCGTAACAACTGTTTAGCATTTCCTTGCTGTTTAGATATTCCACTTCTTTGCCCTCAACTCCTTTTAATTTCGTCTTGCTTTCGTACAAATGCAGGATAGACTTTACAAACGGGGTCGGCAAATAGTCTTTCTTGTAACAATACATTTCACCCACACGCATACTTTCCCACGTGTAAAAGTTCTTTATTATATTAAAGTCAACATCGGTTATTGTCAGTGCTATTTTTGAAGCCGCCACAATGCGCCCGTTATTCTCGCACGGGTTTTCTTTCACAAAACATTTGCTTGCCGAAATCGGGTTGTCTTGCGTTTCGCTGGCAAATATGTTGGTAAACTCAATATCGAACACGCAACAATACTTTGATATTAAAAACTCAAATTGCGCCATACTTTTAACCGTGATTGCAACGCCTTGCGACATAGGGTATTTTTCCGCTATCATTACATACGGGTAACTGCTTGTAAAGTCGTAACTATCCACGTTATACATTATTTCGTCTGTATATTCGGCGTTTGCGTGTGTAAACCCACCTGCAAACGCACGTTGCAGCATATTAAATTCATTCATACCCGTTATTTGTAGTTCCTGCATCAAGTTTACGTAATCCCAATTTGGTACGGTCTTTCCTGCATCGCTTTTTTCACGCAAACAATGTGCACGGCAATACTTGCGCACAAACCCCGTCTTTGTTATCGGTATGTGCGTTATCCCCTTGCTTTCCTCGATACGTTCTTGTATGTAGCACATCACTACTTTAATATCGTTTATGCAATAGTGTATTTCCATATCAGTAAGCGGCGTTTCGCTGTGCCTTATTTGCTGGTAGTCCAAATCGCCAACGGCTTTTGCGCACTTGTATTTCATAAGTTGTTCGCCCAACTTTGCAAGCGAATAACCCGAAAGCAAGTAACTGCATCTAAACTCAATGTTGCCCGTTGTTATCGCATAAATCGGTTTGCGCAAATCAATACTGAAAACCCGTTGCCACTCAAACCACTTGCGCAAAAACTGAAATTCGTATGAAAGGTTATGCACATACACAATAAGGCGTAATTTGTCATTCAGCCCTAAAACCTCGCTTACGGTCTGCATCATCGTAACAAATTCGCCCCACGTGCGCCCCATTATTGTATATCCGTTTATGCCAAACTGCCAAACGTACATTATTGCGGCTTTCTCTAATTTCGCCTTGCGCCCGTTCCCGTCCTGCATACGCTGCACTTGCTCGTATGTGTACGACCGTCCGTCCGTATCACGGTAAAAACTCGTAGTTTCAATATCAAAAGCGCACGGCACGTTGTAAAACCGTTCGCCCTTGCTGTTTCCGATAATGTTCTTTTCGTTTACGGCACGTTGCAACACGCTTGCAATTTCGGTCGGGCTGTTTATTCTTTCTTGTAACTCAAAAGGTATTTTTTTCATAACCCAAACTTATTAAAGTTGCGCAATATCCGTTCTATATCGTTTTGCATATCCTCCATTTGGTCGGCTACCTCATTTGCTTGCCGTTCTATTTCGGCATCAATCGCCCGTGATATGCTTTGCGCTTCACTTTCTATTTGGGTGCTTATATCGCTTGCGCTTTGCTCCATTTCGCCCGTGAAATCTTTGTACCGCATCAAATAGCGTTCCACAAAATCACTATCCGAAACGCTGTTTAACTTGCCCTGCAAGTTCCTTGCCATAAGGTTGTACTCATCTGGCGTTAAATCGTACATACGTTGCAGGTGTTGCCCGTACTGCCTTGCACCTTGCGCCGTACTGGTTGGCTGGCGTAAAAACGAAATCGCCTTGCCGTACTCAATTTTTAGGGTGTTCCAATCGCCTTTCATTGAAAATTTGGTAAACCCTTTTACATCGCCTTTGTTTAACGCTTGCACGGCTGGCGAAAGTTGTCCGCTTTGCTCTATATTCTGTATTCGGCGGTTCGCCATTTGGAAAACCCTTGCAATCTCTTTTCTATATTCGGGGCTGCTTTCAACTGCCTGCAATATCTCTTTTTTGATTTTCGCCCGTTGGGTTGCACCAAATACAGACTTTGTAAACTTAATCTTGAAACCTAACTTTGCCATACGCTGTTATATTAAATAGGGGTTACAAACATTGCAACCCCTACAAAGTTAAACATAACTTTCCAAACTCTTACAAGTCCACAAACGAAATCGAATAACACTTCTTGCCGTGGCTCTCGTACTCGTAAATCGTGTAACCGACTTTGCCGTCTTTGATAGTTTGTACCGCCTCATCATCGGCAAGTATTTCACGCACCGTTTCGGCGGTGTGGCTTGGTAGGTTCACCAGCCGTTTGTTTTCCTCATCAATAATTACGGGGCTGTCGCCTAACTGCGATTTGTGTACATAAAGCCCGTTAATTTTGTGTATCACATCTTTGCCGCCCTCATTTTGAGAGTTGAAAATATCGGCTAACTTGGTGTACTGAAAGTCGGTTGTGTCAATGCCAAACGTGGTCTTGTTAAATTTACTTGCAAAACTTTTCATTGTAGTAATTCTTTTAATTGTTAAACTTGGTGTTAATTGTTATTCGGCTGTCTGTCCTTGCGGTTCACCGTCAAACGGCAAATTTGGTTCGGGGTTGTCTTGCGGCTTCAAGTCCATAAGCCACGCACGAAAGCGGTTTATTTTCATAACCGCACGTTGGTTGCGGCATACTTCGTTACACGCCATAAGGCTACCCAAAGCCGACAAAGCGGCAAAACTAAACTCGTCAAATGCGTTTCTTTTTTCTTCCATTGTAGTAAACTTTTAATTGTTAAACATAGATTTTTTGAACTTCAAAGCCCCGTTGTGTTTCACCACCGTTGTATCGGTTGTGATTATCGTTGCCTTGCCCCGTACCGTTACACCCTTTGAAACGCTACACCCCTGCAAGATTGCAGATAGAAACAACATCGCACCGCAAACGGCAAAAATAGAAACACACATTGCAACCTCTTTAATTGCTTCTTTCGGTTGCTCTTTGAAATGCTTTATTAACTCTTTCATATTTCAAATTGTTTAAGTAACACGCTGCAAAGATACAACTTTTTTTCAACATACAAGCATTAAGGGTAAAAAGATTTTCGGTTTAACTTTTATTAACTTTTGGTGTTGTGTTCCACGTGAAACATTTTATTTTGTGCATCGGTGTGGCAGTGTTCCACGTGAAACAATTTCACGGGCGCACACGCATAACAAAAACCGTGCCAAAGTGTGCCGCCAAATGTTAAAAAACGGTAAGGGCGACCCATAGCAAAAAGCGTGCCACAAAGTGTTTGCAAATGTTAAAAGTGCGTTGGGAAACGTTAAATAAGGGTCAGTAGCTGTCTCTTATACACATCTCCGAGCCCACGAGACCGATCAGTATCT